AAAAGCAACAAACACATCGTATGGCTTAGGACTTATCCGAGAACGATCTGTCGCTCAAGGAATCAATTTGATGAATCAAGGCCGCACAATTCCGAAAGCCGCAAATGTCGGTCAAATATTCCCGCAATGGAAATATGGTGGAATCCGGCCTGAAAGAATGATCGACGGAACTGCTGCACGAAACTTTTGGCTAAATTATTCCGCTGATTCAAGCGAAAAAATGCTCAATACAGGTAATGTAAGGCTGTATCTCAAGAACGCTCGCACAATGCAAGACTACGAGAGTGCGTTTGGTGCGGATAGTGCCACACTCGGCCCTGTTCCCGATTGGATCAGATTTGGATTAAACCGTGGGCTCGTAAGTGGGCCAATCAGAGCGCAGCAACCACCTCGTAAATTAGCGGACAATGGCAACACTTTGATGCTGTAAGCGGTGCTGATATGCAAGAACCCATTGCCCCAATCGACAAAGAACAAAACGAGCGCATCGTTTGGTGTGAACGACTGCTTTATCTCATTGTTTTGTTGCAGTTTCCGCAGATCGCTTCTCTCTTGTAACAGGACAGAACCGAGGAACACGAAAGCATCGGCCTTTGTCGCCGTTGCATGTCGGACATCGCCATTCAGAAACAACACCGACAAGTTTCTCGGGTGGGTAACTAATTCTGAAATGTTTGTCGCAATTGCCACATGACAATCCTACAACATTCGATCCAGCGGAAGGTAAGCCGATAATGTGCCTGCAATTGTCGCACAGATACCTTGCAGTCATTCGTCTCCCTCCGTGTGTTGCTCAAAATCTAATCTCGCATTGTCACGAGCATTTGCTAATTCCTTTAGAACTTCAACAAACTCTCGCCGATCGGCGAGAACTCCGCTAAACATCAAGTGCCACGCAAAACGCAAACCTTCGTAATATCCTTCATCGTAAATCATTTCTTCAATGTCAGTCATTCAACCGCCTCCAAAGTAGGACAATCAAGAGTCCAGTGGTCGCCAATCATTCCGCAGTTGCGACATGTCGCATGCTTGAATGTCTTCTTCTTCACTTCAACCTTCACTTCAACTTCAGGTTGATATTGTAAAATCTGTTTTCTTACCCACTGGCTAAAGTTTGGCATTTTTTGAGACACTTTGTATGATCGATCACACAATGAAATGGTCTTGTTTCTCATTCAATCCACCCCTTTACCGTCATAGTTTTGGCGCAATATCGGCATTTAGGTCTACTATTGGCTGTCAAAGCCTTGATCGTAATGTCATAACATCGCTGGCACTCAAATATTTTCGTATATTTCCGCATATTACAACGCAAGGGGTCAATGTATATCAATGCATATGTATGTATTATGCATATAGGCGGCAGCATATCAGCCCCCGGTAGCCTCTGCGAGGGCCAACTTGGATATAGGCTTTGGGCGAGAACAGATCGGGATCAGACGGAAAGGGGGGCAAGCCCCCCTATTCCTTGATCCCTGTTTTACTCGCTTCGCTCGTGAGAAGATAAGGTGCAGGACTGGGGTAATGTGGTAAAAAAAGCAGGTTTACTTTATACACCGTCGAGTAGTCGCAAGGTCATGGCGAAATCATCCCGAGACCTAATTTTGAGAGACAGACTACAATTTGATGTGAATGGATCAGGTAATACTGACCTTGTTTACGGACGAGTTGATCTATCCGACTTTGTAAACATTGTAAAGAAAGAAGGTATGGCGATCAAGGAAATCCGTTACCAACTACGAGCACCATCAAAACCTAATGGTGTTCTACAACCTACCCTACAAGAAACCGCTGCAGCAGGTGCAGCACTTAACTCAAGCATCAAGGTTTTTGCAACCACTACAGCATACGAAAACGCTGCTGATGTTGGACTGGCTTCGCCTGATGTCATTAACCTCCTTGAGATGACGACACTCAATATCGGCAATGCTGCCGGTGATGCTGTCGTTATTGAAAACGAATGGATTCACTACGGCACTCCCGATCTACACCCCGAAGGCTACAATGTTGTTTCAGACCTTCTTATTGGCGTTGCTGCATCACTTGTAGGTGAGCACGCAGGAACTACACTTGAGATCGACATCATGGTAATCGGCGAACCTGTCAAATTGACAGAAGCCGACATGACTGAAATGCTTACCCAACAACAGGATTTGTGAGGTGGCTTAGTTGCCATACGACAAGAACGGTAAGTTCTACACTACCCGAATTGAGGACGATCTAAAAGGCGATGACGCTTTGGGTCGCTTGTATGAGCGATCAACAAGTGCTCGTCGAGGCGCTCAAGTTGGTGCGAAAGTAGGTTCAAGACTTGGGCCAGTTGGTGGTGTTTTGGGCGGCACTTTAGGTGGCATTAGCGGTTTTATTCTTGGAGATCAAGAAACGGTATTTCCTATTGACATGGTTGCAATACCGGCCTATCAAATGTATATGCTACAAGGTACACCGGCATTTCAGATCTACATCAAAGAAGGTGAAGTTTTAACGCAAGTAATTCCCACCGATGCCATGCAGTCAAGCGAAATTGTTGAATCTAATTCTCAAGCTTCATCGAGCAAAAAGAAGCGAAAGAAGTCAAAGTATCATATTGCCTATGGTAAACACTTCAAAGCAATACAAGCCGATTACAAGTTAAAGAACGGTAAGTGGAAAAAGAATGGTTTCAAGCGATGCGGTGCTGCTGCTCGTAAGTTGGCGCAAAAGGAGATGAAGTAATGGCTGTTCATGATATTAGGGAATCAATTGAGAACTCTCGGATCGTAGTTCAAGACAGCCTAACTATTGTTCAAAAGAAAGTTGAATTAAAGCGTGGAATGCGACATGAAGTATTGGCTTGCGACATATTTCAGGATGCTGTTCTTAATATCGAAGGCGGATTACCATGCTACATTGAGTTCTTTGTTACTCCTTATCCAGTAATTTATTCAAACATGAACATAGCGGTATTTACTCCAAACAGAGGGCCAGTAGCAGCATCTGATTCAATTTTGTTTAAGGCCAATATGTTTGTCGATAATTCGCCCTTTCCTACAATAAAGCAATATCCATCCCCACAGATCAGCGCAGGCCCTTCGTTTTCTTTCTATACCCCATTTGTTTATTTCACAATGTTTGTCCATAATCAGGATGGAGAAGCGCCTTTTGTGGATAATGTCGCATTCTCGTTTTTATTGCGGGTTAATTCTACAAAAGCAACAAACACATCGTATGGCTTAGGACTTATCCGAGAACGATCTGTCGCTCAAGGAATCAATTTGATGAATCAAGGCCGCACAATTCCGAAAGCCGCAAATGTCGGTCAAATATTCCC